ATCTTTAAATATCTTATATTGATTTAGGTTAAAACTTGGTTGTAAATGTTCTTTTAAATCTTGGTTAGAGTGTTCTTGATATTCTTTAAATTTTTTTAGGAACTCAATAACTTCAATCAAGACCTTCCCCATTTAATATCTTGAATTGTTTGTCCTGCAAATTCAAAACCTCTGTCACTAGGAAACAATCTTTGTTGGCTTCCTTCGTTTGTTCTTCTACCTGCTATTCTACTAAAATCTGAAAAATGAGAAGTACAGATTAGGGATATTAATCCTTTATCTGTGTCTATTCTAAAACTCTCAATATAACCTTTGTCATAGTTGTAAGTATCAATTAAAGCATCTGTGCTATTTAATAATCCAATATCAATATTGACAATATCATTGGCTACATTGTTATTTAAAATAATAGATGTAAATGCACCATCTACTGCTGATAGATTAACTGTAAAATTAGAAACATTTATTTCAGCACTTTCCGCCTTATTGGTAATAGATAATAAATGCCCACTTGCAGTATAACTATTAGAATTATGAGTTATGTCTTTGTAGTGATTTGTAATTCTTTGTGGTGTTGGAAATAGTATTTCTACTAAAAGAATAGGCTTAATATTTTGATTTGCTAATTCAGTTTTTAAAGCACTAGATAATCCTCTAGCCATTACAATGCCTCTATAAAATCTACTTCAAATCTATATAAATCTATATCGTCAGTATTAAATTGCTGAATATCATTAGTTAGTCTTACTGTAAAAGGAACATTATCATAAGTTATTGTGGCATCATCAGCTAAGTTCTCTCGTAATGGTGGCTCTATTGTTAGAGTAGATGCGTTCCCTGATGGAGTGACATCTTCAACAATCATATAGACTTTGCTATGGCTACCAAATTTAATTAAATCACCTGCCAAAAATGCACCTGCTGAATTATTATGGTGTCCGTCTACTGCTATGGTTGTATCACCTGCGGTATGTGATCCATTAACTGCAACATTATTTACTTCATGTCCTCTAGCACTAGATATAACTGGGGGTACTATTTGGAATGTTTCTTTTTGACTTCTTTGTTTAATTATAAATGCATAAACAGGAGCAAATTTAGTTCTTCCCATAGGTGCATATGAAGCTGAGAACTTCCATCTTTGACCATCTACTTGAACGCTAAACATTTTACCGCTATCAGTAGTAGATGTGATTGTTTTTTGCTCGGAACTAAATCCTAATGCCCTGAATGTTGGTGATGTTGGATATGTGCCACTCATTAAATCAATGCTTCCTTCCCTTGACTGTTAAGTGCATCATTTATCACATTAACAATCGTACTTCTACGTTTAACTAATAAATCATCAAATCCTTCTGTATCATTAGCATATACATTGACATTCACTGTTGTTTGTCTAGCTAATTGAGAATTAGGTATAATAGTTCCTGATTGATCAGGTACAAACATCTCAGGCTTACCACCTTCTCCTACCATATAACTTGATCCTGCTTGTACTCTACCACCCATAGCCCTACCTTGATATTGTTGTGATTGAATACTTGCAATTTGTATTGCACCCATAGCACCAATTAAAAATGCTTGAACATAATTAGCAGTTGATAATGCTTTTGTGACACCTTGAGCGGTATTAACAATAGCTTCTGCGGTTGCTAAAGCTTTATTTAATTCAAATGCTTTTTTGTTATTTTTAGCTAATGCTCCTAATACTGCTTTACCTGCTTTAATAGTGAAATCTTTTTTTGCTTCTTCTGATAGTTCATTAAACTTTAATTCTTGGAATTTACCTGATTTGAATATTCTTAATTGTTCATTAACTTCTTGATCTCTTAATGCTTTTCTATCTTCTATACCTTTTGCTAGAGTTTCTGTTTTAAGTCTTTCCGCTTCTTCTGCCGTAGCAATACCTAGTTTTTGAGCATCCTCTATCATTTTTAAATTTTCTTGTTCTTCTCTTTGTAATGCTAAATATGGATCATAGACCTCTTGCAATCTTTCAATACCTATAGATGTAGCCTCATAAAGTTTTTTAATTTCTTCTTCTCTTTTAAGTCTTTCTTCAAGAACTTTGTTTTGAGATTTATCTAATGCTAAACGATCTCTTGCATCTGCAGTAGCTGATTTTAATGCACCCTTTTCTAATTCTTTATTAAGGTCTTTAGTGTTTTGCTCTTGCTCTTTAATTTGAATATTAATATTGCTATACAGATCTGAGGCTTCAAAATTAAGATTGTTTAAAATCCTAAGTAGTGCATTTCTTTTTTCTATTAATTTATTATATTCACTTTCAGCATCTACATCTAATACGTCTCCTAAATTAATTTCAACTCCACTAGTTAATGACATAGTCAAAGGAACTACTTTAGCTTGTTCTGCTTTTTTTAGTTCTTCATTTACTAATTTTAATTTATCTTGAATAACATCAACATTAGTCAAATCATTAGGATCAACTATAGATAAATCTTGAGCCACATCTGCTATATCGGTTATTTTATCTACTATTAATGAAAGTGCTGCGGCTACTGCAAAACCTTTTTTACCAAATAATAATGTTGCTATGATACCTGCAGTTTTAACTTCTGATGGTAAACTATTAAATCCGTCTATTAATTGTCCTGATGTAGTAGCGACTTGTTTAAATGCAGGTGCTACATCTTTTAATGCTTGTGATGTTTTTGTAATTGCAGACGCAAAATTTTCACCAATAGCTTCAGCTATATCTTCAATTTGTTTCTCATTATCTGCTAAAAATGTATTAAGATCACCAAACTCTTTTTTAAGTTCATTGAAAAATCCCTCTGCTACATCTTTTTGAAAATTAAAATACTTATCTCCAATCATTGAGATAGTACCTTCTAATGTCTGTGCTAAATCATCAGTTGCTTTTGCAAATCTACCATTACCACTAAACGCTCTTTCAAATGCCTCTACTGTTTCTTCTGCAGTGACTTTTGCACCTTCTTTAAAACCTAATAATGATCTAATACCTTTTTCCCTAAAGATATCAGCAGCAGCTATACCGCCTGAAAATGCTCTTTGGATCTGTGAAGCAGTAGTTTCAAAATCTAATCCTGTGACTGCTGCTACATTACCAGTAATCTCTAATATTCTGTTAAGATCATTAGCATCTTCAGCTACAACCGCTAAATTACCTGATGCTCTTGTAATAGCTTCTAATGAGAATGGTACTTTACCTGCAAACTTTGTCAGATTATCAAAGGCTAACGCACCTTCATCTACCGATCCGAATAAGAACTTAAATCTAACTTGTAGGGTTTCAATCTCTCTACCTACATCAACAAATGATTTAATGACTGCACCTGCACCAATACCTACCAATGCACCTTTTAAACTAAATACTGATGATTTTACTGAGTTGAGCCTATTTTGTACTCCTGTTAAGGCTCTTTTCGTTTTGTCTTTTGCGATAATGTCAATATTGAGTTTTTTAGTCATTATCTTCTTTTACCTTGCATCTTTTGTTTATTCAATGCTTTTTGTTCTTCTTCGTGTTTGAGATTATAATATGCAGCCCACATATCAAATTCTTCTACTGGCATCTGCATGAGTTCGCCAATAGTTTTATGTAGTTTTTCTGCTAAAAAGAAATGGAATCTAAGTTCTGTGTCAGTTTCTATTTTTTTTTTAAACTGTCACCAGATGGTAATGTACCCATGATTTGACTTGCTACCCTGCCTAGAATATCAGGATCAACAAACTTCTTCATTTTAATCTTACTCTCTAGATCAAACATTCTCTCACCATCTTTTGTTTCTGCCTTCTTGACAATAACATCTATTAATACTGTGAGATCATTATCGTTTGATCCTTTGAATATTTCAGATTTTTCAAGCAGCGTGAATGGTTTAACATAAATGGCATCTTCGCCAGTTAAGTTCCATTCTTCAACTTCTATAATTTTTATCTCTTGGTGTTTAAAGTGTGAGATAGCACCTTCAAGGTAATCCTTTTTTGGCATTTATAAATTATACAGTTGTTGTGCTTACGCCGCCTGAGAATTGCACTGTTATTGTTCTAGCAATAACTCCGTCTAAAGATACGTTCTGAGATACGCCAGTCACTAAAGCAGTTCCAGTGTAATATGTATCTGCTGAATCTGCACCTTCAGGGTATAAGTTTAAAGTCACTGATGCACCTACTGTTAATGCACCTTGACCTGAACTATCTGTTTCATCCCAGTGACATTCAATAGTACCTGTGGCATCACTTCTCAATGTTTTATACGTCTTAGATGTATCTGTAAGGCTTGTATCTTCAACTGTATCGCTAGTTTCATCAATAGTAAAACCAGTCACTTCCGCAACTGTATCTGTTCCTACTTTGACTACTCCGCTTGTTCCGACATGGGTTGCCATTCGCTTACTCCTTCATTTGTTTGTTGTTGTTCATCTACTTCTACATCTTTTTTCTTAGATGATCTAGTAGATTTTTTTTCTTGCTCAAGTTTATATCCTTTAGCTAGAAATTTGTCTATCTCATTATCCCAAATCTCAATGATGTCATTTCCACTTGGCATAACTAGTTTAATTCGTTTAGCCATTATGATGTACCTCTAACAAATTCATAGAATACCCTTACCACAATTCTTATTCCACCCAAAGGATATAATGTACCTTCATCAGATGATACCTCTACTATTTTTGTTTCTTTGGCATTACCGCCTCTAGTTCTGTCTGTATCTAGAGTTTCTTCAATAACTTCTATAAGCTGATTACGTTTTGTATCTAGGTTGGTATCTGTGCCTTTGACATAACCTACAAGAACATAATCAATAGTTCCTGATCTTTT